TCCAGAAAACGCTAACATAGACAAGATATTTGCCAGCGGTCTTACAGGTGAGGCGAGTGTTGTTAGTGACAGTATCGTGAATAGTATCGGTGTCAAAATCCTCAGAGTCAAAGTTCAGGGCAGTCCAGGTAGCATTAGGTATGCTTTGATTAAGGGAATGATATACTCTCGCTCCCTTAGTATAGCCACCAACTGCTATTGCCACACCATTTCTTCCCTCTGTCATGCTAAGTAACCTCCGCTTACTACTGCTCTGTACTGAGCAACAACAGTGACCAGATATTCACTCCCATGCGCACCGCCAGCAATAGTCAGTTGTACCTTTGTACCTACTGCTATATATAATGCGCCTGTCCAGAATAGGTCTGCTTCGGAAGTCAAGTTGGCAACTTCACCATTTGTTGAGCTAATAATTACCCCAGGAGTTGCATCGTCAGTCTGGATAGATATACTGGTTACAGAACCACCAGCTGCTCCTGTAGGCATCTTAACATTTAGTTTATCCAAAACCACAGCCTGAGTTGACCCAGTAAATAAATCATAAGTACCAGCAGCTTGGTTCAAGTCCTCTGTAGTAGAAGCCATTTGCAGTCTGCCCATCACCTAGTAGCAGCAAGAACAGCAATACCATCTACCACAGTGTCTGTCGCAAGCAACTGAGTAACTAACTGCTTAACATACCCCATCATCTTCTTAGCGTTTGACACAGCACCAGTAGCAGCAGGAGTAGACTTAACACCTATCGTAGCAACGACATTTCCTACATTACCAGATAGAAGAACAGCCAGACCTGCTGTGCTACTATGCAGTAGCTTGTCTACCAGCAGATGAAGCACCGCCTGTCCAAGTGTGTTTAGGCTACCCATAGAGTAAGCACACCCATAGAAAGCCAAAGTCCCTGGAACTTCAGCACCGTCTGCATCTACACCTGGAGTTCCATCTGGCATTGTCTTACGTATCTCACCGAGAAGAACATCAGTATTATCTTCAGTAGTCTCCCATCCATACCATATCTCTGTTATGTCAGCATCACTCATATCAAGGGTAGCAAAAGTAACGCCAGAAGCAGCGACAGTATTAGCACCAGCAGCAAGCCCAGTTGTATCATCCACTCCCAGTCCCAGTATTGATGCCTCTATATTAGCTACAGCATTTAGTACCGTCTTTGAGGCAGCAGTACCTCCATCAGTACCCATCGCTAAGTAAGCAGCAGCAGAGCCGTCTACACATACAACTGGCAAACCAAAGATAGATTTGATATGAGCAAGGTTAGATGTAGTCCACGCAGTTCCTGCAAGCGGAGACCCTAACACAGTCATAGTAATACTCTCATAGTCTGGATACGTCAAAGCATCAGTCTGAGTAATTGTCTCTACCAATCCCAGCTTATCTAGCTCAGCCTTGATTGCTGTGTTATGAGCTGTTATGCTAGCTACAGCTTCTGGTATCACAAACAAGATTCGCCTTACCATATGAAAGCCGTGTAGCCAGCCTGGAACTGTTGCCTTTGTGTAGTCATAGCTATGAGGAGCAGAGCCATCTAGAGCAAGTCCTGTAACTATCTGTTTGATGTAAGCCATCATAAGGTCATCAGTAGTAACCGCACCTGTAGCTGCTGCTGTAGCTTTAGTGCCAAGTGAGGCAAGTAGAGGATGAATGATTAGTACAACATCACCTACAGCCAAATTACCACCAGAGAATGCAGCGTGCTGGAACGTACCATCTGCAGTAGTGTAAGCTACCACAGGAGTCATTTGCCCCTCTGGAGCGGCAGCGTCTGCCTGAACTACATAAATCTCATAGGCAGCTCCTGCTGTAGGCTTGAAGAAGCCAGCTCCCTTGGCAGCAAGACCTGCTGCCTTGAAGTGAGTAGTGTCAGTATAGGTAGTAACCTGAGCGTAGAATGATAAGCCATAGTCAAGAGCACCATCAGATATCATATTAGCTAAGATAGACTTAGGAGCGATATAAAGGCTCCTCTTCTCAAAGTCCATACCAGTCGGATTAGTATGTATAGGCTCATCAGATGGTCTAGTTGATTTGCGTCTGGGTCTTACTCCAGGCATTACATTCCTCCATGCCTCTGTCTCATGTGTGCTTGTAGCTCAGTAGCCGTAGCAAAAGATTGCTTACAGATAGGGCAAGTGTTAGGTTGTGCGCCTCTACGCATTACACTTCTAAGCCTTTCTCTGAGTAAATTAAGTCCTTTTGTAATCTCACCATAGAAAGTCTCTCCTTCCTCTTCTCTCCAAGGTGTAAGCATTTGCGCTGGACTAGGAGTTTCTCTAGCTAGTTGAGGAGTGGGAGCTGCAGGCGGAGGAGCAGTTACCTTAGCACTTACTCCAATTTCCTCAGGAACTTCAAAGGCAAATGGAGTAATAGGTTCAGCTCTAGTTGGTCTAGCTGGTTCTCCTCTCTCACCAGGACCAACATAGAGTGGCTCAGTCGGAGGAGCTTCTTCTGTTTCCTTAGCAGTATCTAGCTCCTTCCTGACTGTTGCTTCTGCTACATCTATATCTAAACCTAAGTCGCCCAGTCCAACTTGCATCCTAAACATCCCAGGTCGGAAGATGTGGCGGATAGAGGAGACTCTAGCAATAGTGTCAGAAGGATACTTAGACCCAGTGTAGCCTGAACCATTAAGGGATAGAATCCTTTGCTCTATTGAGGAGAATTCTGAAGTTAGAGCGGCTACACACTTGTTACCCGTAGTCGTGGATGTCCATCTTCTAATACCACCAGAGGCAGCCATATCTATAGAGTCTCCATCAGGTATATAGATACCTATGAAATCGCCTGCTACCACAGCTACACTCACAGCCTCTATATTCAGACCTAAGCTCAAACCTGTCAGAGCAACAATAGAACGGCAAGTAAAGTTATCAGTACCAGGTGTTCCCCCGCCATCATAGAAGAAGCCAATAGTTACATTACCACCAGCGCCTACCAAATGCATATAGATTTGTATCTCATCTATAGTTCCAGAGAGATTAACTGGATTATACTCATCTATGAAGGTGTAGCCAGCCCCGACACCTGAATCTCTATTTACTGCACTAGCGCCTACATCTATATCAGCCACTATGCACCCCTGCTATCAACGATTGATACTCTGTCATACAGCTCTACTCTAGCATCATGTGGAGCATACATCCTACCAGCCATCTGCTCAAACTTAGCTCTAGCCAGTAAGGCTGCTGCTCTACTGTTCACCTGAGCTTGAGTAGTTAACGCACCTGCCAGAATTATCTTATAAATCTCATCATAGGCATCTATCTCATCCTGGTCTATTCCATGAGGACTTGCACTAACCTTGTAGTCAAGCCACAGTCCGTCAACTCCTGCATTACCATAGACGAGAAAGTGGTTAGGTACTAGTGCATTTATTCTCTCAAGATACTCATAGAAGTAGGGAGCCTGGTCAGAGTAAAAGGTTAAGTCTACGCTATCACCAGACTGAGGGTATTTAATCTCAAACTCTAAGTCATCTAGAGCTTTCAGATAGCTAGCAGTCATATGGAGCAGTCGGTATAGTAGTGGCGCTGCGTACTCAAACGGCTGAATATCAATATCAAACTGAGGTTGAAGGGAATCAATGATACCGTCATCTTCAGCCAAGGCAGCCAAAGTCATGCTAAGCTCAGCCAAGATGAGTACCATAATGTCGTAGATAGTATCAGTAGTGTAGCTCTTGGAATAGAGTGGAGGGTCACCCAGGCGCATAGGCTGTTCTCTCAGCTTAGCCCACATACCTTCTAGCTCTAGTATTTCCCACAACTTACCACCAGCTGAGATGGACTGCTGATGCTTTACCCAGAGCCTAGGAGGAGCACCTTCATTAGTGCCATCGCCCAGATACTCAGGACTGCCATTGATAGTGTAGCCATAGCCAATCTCTGTCCAGTAGCCTTTTACACTCGGAATAGAGCGGTCTTGGTTACGAAGAATGATAGTGGCAAAGTCGTCATAGGATTCTTCAGTATGGTCTATCAGCAAGATGCGATTGCCATAAGTAGCGGAGTCAGTACTAAGGTCAACTGTAGTGCCAGCATCCTTGCTAGTAAATACTAGTTTACAGTAAGGGATGTTAGTTGCGGCTTGTTGAGCCGCCAGAAAGGTGTCTGATACTGACCTTGCCATATCTCATCCTCAGGCGGAACGCTGGCGTTCAGAATATCCACCAGTTACTATGACATCGCTGTGTTCAATATTGCCTATCCTGATACCAGTAGCAAAAGGTATAGGTGGGTTAAAGTTATGCGTTATTGTCCTCTGAGCAGGATTATAGAACTTAGCTACCTCACCAGTAGTTCCGTTAGTAGCATCATGCAGAGTACAGTGCCTCATAGAACTGTTGGCATTAGATATAATTAGCCAGTGTAACACTCCAGGTCTCGCAAGAATGTTACCAGCTGCGGTTAATCTAGTTTTCTGAATATCCATAATTATCTCCCATAGTCCAGAGCTTTACCTGTCTTCTCACGAGCCATCCCATAAGCCTTCCCTGCGCAAGCTCGTTGCTCTGCTCCAGGCTCTCCCATACAGATTTCTATCTCTGCACTTATTGCTTCCCGTATCTGTTCAGGTGATGAATCTTTAGTTAATGCTGACATTTTAGGATTAGGCATAGTTCCTCCAAGAAGGAGGAGGCATCTCTACCCCCTCCTTCCAAACCGCTATTTCTTCGGAGTGATAGGCTTCTTCTCCTTGACAACCTTAAGCCTTACCAGAAGTTCCTTCGCCATTATAGCCTCCTATTCCAGTGTTAGCCAGACTTCAAGGTCTCCATAACCGCTGACTGTTCTCTGGGTCAGATAGCCTACTGTGTGAGTTCCATGTCCAGCCTTCAGAGCAATAGTACCATCGGTATGAAGTTGCGCCATCCTTTCATCAGCAGTATCACCAAAGTAGGCAGTAGGAGTTACTACTGCCCGCCCTCTCCTCTGAACCCAACCATAGTAGTTTGCTGTAAAGACTGAGCAGAGACACAGACCTACCACTGAGGTAAATGAAGTACCTTCAGCTCCACCTACCTTCATCTGAGAGTAGATTGATGGATAGGCAGTTACACCAGTTCCGCCAGCAGACCCCGTCGGAGTTGAACCTGTTAGTTTTGCCCCAGTTGTTCCCTTAGTAAGAGCTGTCTTTAGACCCTTCTCATTGTCAATGTAGACTCTGGTGTAGTCAGCAGTTGCTGAAACTTCGGTAGTTACATCGCTACCGCAGATACGATACCCCGCAAAGTGCCCTGATGGATAGACCGCAAGCATACCATCCTCAAAGTGGTTCTCTGGAAAGACAGTTGTTCTGATGCCTGTGCCAGATGCTGCGATTATAGTCCACAAATCCGCATACTCATCGCCAGCAGCTGCAGCAGCATAGAGGTTACCCTCAAACCCATCTGTCCACTCATAGCCAGTAGCCATAGGGCAGGCATTAGCATTGACTACCATACGAGCCTGTGGAGGTGAGGTTGAAGTAGCTCCAAACTTCCCATACCTGAATAGTCTACCATCGGCAAACTCTGCCTTAGCCCCTATAGGATATAGCTGAGTTAAACTTTGAGTATAGACATCTGGCAAGTCAAAGTTCAGCACATCCTTTACTATGATGCCAGGCAGAGTTATCATACAGCCATGCCTGGAGCGCTGACTCTGCTCTAGCTTAATTATGTTTATAGCCATTTACTTATCTCCTTTAAGTATTTAGTGAGTTTTAGATAGTTATCACTAAACTAAGATTGCTGCATCATCTATGTCAAAGATTCTGCCAAGACACAGACTTGAGCCTAGCAGCAAGGCACCGTAGTTGACTAGCCTTATGCCGCCAGCATCGTAGTCTTCCAGTTCGGGAAAGCGAACTAGTTTGTAAAGGTCTCCC